AAAGTATTGTGGGGCGTGTTTACATAGCAACACTTTGATTCTAAACTTGCTAAGATATCCAGACTTGATAAGATCATCAGTCTTAGTTACACGCTCACAGTCACCAAATAATCCTTCTAGCACCCACTTATGTGTCTTACTTCCGTCTAGGGTGCCAGTGAAACCAAAGCGATACTTTGCGTTATGCAACTTTGTCATGATTCCCGTGAGGGACTTCGACTTAAATAGGTGTGCTTCATCACCGATAACACAGTCAATATCATCAAAGTATCTTTTGGGGAACTTGTAGATGGATTGCCAAGTGGAAATAATGATTGGTTTGTCAGTATTTTTATCTTTGCCCGAATAAATTTTATGCACATGATCGTCCGCATTCCACCCGTAATCGTTAAAGTCATTGACCATCTGTTCTACCAAGGACGTAGTAGGGACGATGATGAGCGTCTTCTTGTTGGTAGCAGTATAGTATCTGACGAGGGAATAGATCATCAGAGACTTCCCAGATCCCGTAGGCGAAAGTAAAAGTTTTCTGTTATATTTTATTGCTTCGTAGACAGCATTGTACTGATATGAGCGTGGAGTAATTCCCGCTCGGGTGATTTTGTCCATAAAGGTTTTGATGCCACGAGGAGACACAAAGTCATTAACCTCCTCAACCTTTCCATACCAGTCATTGTTTTCGTATTCAATATTATACTGTCTCTCATGTGCCCACACTTGTAAGTGTTTCATCAGACCATGATAAAGTTCGCCTGTACCTGGTGAGTACAGACGAATGGTTCCATCCCAATATTTGTAGCGAGGGTTCTTCTTTAAGAACTTTGCCTCTGGAACTTCAAAGGTGAAGTAATCTGATAACTCACGATGTACGTGTGGTTCGGCAGATTGGATTGTGATGTATACTTCGTTCTTCTTCTTGATACTCAGGGTGGTCATCATTGTCCATTTACAAATTTCTCCCACTCAATGGCACTCTTGATTTGGAAACCTCTGTTAGAAATTTGGCGCATGACCTGATCCAACCAATAAAGCATCTGGTCTAGATATTTGATCTTTGCTTCTAAGTTAATGATTTCCTCATCACTCTCAAGATAAACCTTCATCTTTTCAGAAGTCTTGATTGATGATCCGAATGGTTTAGCGGCGTATGTCTTAGCGTCTGCCTCGCCAGAGTAATACTCACGCTTCTCTCTTACCAATCTACGGATCTCAAACTCCAATGAAGTTTTAACTGCTTGAATGTCAGTGTAGTGGTTTAAGTATTTATTATGTTGAAAAGGGATGTCTAACGCGAGTTGTCCCAGATCTGTGCTATACTGTTTGTTCTTAAATTGAAAGTCAACTGCAGAATCTTCTGCCCAGTCTTCTTTTAGTTTTTCAAATTTACTAAGAAGGTCACCAAATTTCATAAAGATTTCAGATTTTTATCACGAATAAAGAATCGTTGATGCTTGAATGTAACTTCAGCAGTAATGTATTCTACATCTGTCATTGTAGCATCAAACTGCAAGTTGCTCAATGCAACAGGGAACAGATTCTCAAACTGCACAATGAACGCTGGATTGTATTGAGACGTAACAATTAAGAGTTGTCCCTGCGTGTAGATGTCAGACTCTGCTGTGTCTCTCTTCATCTGGTCAGCATTACCAACGTCACGCATCCAAGAATGAATAGAATAATAATTCTTTAAGTCTTCATCAACAATAAAACGTACAGTGAAATCACTGAACGATACACCGCCGCCAGGATAGATAGGCAAGCTTCTAAAACGACTTGCCACTTCCGTGGTAGGCATTGTGATGTCTGGTACGTTTGCCGTTTGACAAAAGAAGTCTACCCCCTCAAACTTATCCAGTTTAAGGAGGAAACCAATTGGGTTTAGAAAATTCCTATTACTAGGTTGTTCCTTGTACCACTTAGCAGACATGTCAACTTCCCAAGCTGATACTATTTATCCTCGTTATACCAGAAGTCTTCCCAGTCCTTGGCACTGTGAGTTACATCTTCCCACTCTGGTTCATACAAAGGGCAGGGTTCTTCAAACATAGTTTCAATTTTCATTTTCAATACTCTATTGTGTAATAACTGGTAGTCTTTATCATAAGGATATTCTTTACCATTCATCTTCCTCTTCCTCCTTATCGTCCCAGACAATATAGGGACCGTGCTGCATACGTTTTAGTTTCTCTGTTTCAGCACGGAATGCTGACGTTTCTGATATCCATACCGCAAGTTTCATTACAATAAAAACCACCGCCAATGGTGATAAACATAGTAGTAAAACTAGAGAATTATTCATGATGAATATTCCTGTAAAATGTTGAGAACTTGATTCAATTGATAGTGAGCACCGTCAATCCATTCTTGACTAGCACCATCATACTTACCTTCAAACAATTCATTTTTCAGTTTAAGTATCCTAGGTTCTATGTCAACCTTACTCATTCCGCCTCTCGGCATGTTTAGTACCCCTGTATATGTAATACTATTTAAGCACAAAAAAAGGGACCCCGTAGGGTCCCTGTGTTGGTTTCGTGACCGATATCACATGAGGTTCGCAACGCGAACTCTTCTGTAATACTGGTTACGGTTGTGGGTAAGTGCCTCTTGATCAGGGTTACCAGATCCATCAACAACGAATGGGTTCGCAACCATGCCGTAGCGGGTCTTGAAGCCAATCTTTGGCTGGAAGGTGTTAGGATCAATGCTTCTGAGCATCTGGAGAGGTACATATGGGCAGTAGAATAGACCTGCGTCATATGGGGAAGAACCCTTATAACCAGCGACGTAGAAGTGGCTGTTAGAAACGTTAGCAGAATAAGGATCAACGTAGACCTTAATGCGACCGTTCATGGTGCCGACTAGGAGGTTACCAGTGTCATCTACTTCACCGATGGAAGGACCACCAGCGCCAGTTAGACCTGAGGAGTAGTCAAGGACACCAGACATAGCGAGAGCAGAAGCAACGTCAGCAGAAGTTAGGATGAAGTTGCCCTTTCCTCTACGAGTTTGCTGTGCGATAGCGTTAGCATCTCTTTCAATCTGGAACATAAGTCCCTTGAATTTCTCAACTGACCAACGACCGTTGCTGTCAACGTCGAGGTCAAATACACCAGCGTTAGCAACGTTGTTCTGAGCACCTTGCTTAGCAACGGTGTATACAGTACGAACGACTTCGCGGTTGATCTCAGCAAGGATCTCGCTAGAGAGAAGGTTAGCAAGTTCCTGCTCAGCATCAAGACCATGGATCGCCTTGAGGTCTTGTGCTAGTTCTAGAGTGTACTCTGCCTTGAGTGCTCTGGTACGTGCTTGTACCGAAGTCTTCTCAATGCTGAAGCTCATCTCGTTAAACAAGGTTGAACCTGAACCTAGGGTTTCAGCGTTCTCTCTTGCAATGCCTCTTTCGCCACGCTCGTAGTTAGCAGCAGTGGTGCCGCCGCCAGTAGCGTCGTTAAGAAGGCCAGGGTTTGCATCGGTAGTACCGCCATCGCCAAGAGGCTTAACGTCGTCAGTGCCGAGTGGGGTGTTGTCGTATGCAGCTGCACCAGCAGAGGATGCAGAGAAGTTTGCGTCAGGCTCGTTGTAGAGTGCTTCACGACCTGCGCGAAGTGCATTATCCTTATCTTGATAATGTGACTTCATAGCAAAGATAAGACCAGTAGGACCAGACATAGGCTGGACACCACAGATGTCATATGCTACGAGGTTAGGCATCGCACGTCTGATCAAGGAGATCATGACTGGATCGAAACCAGCAAGTCCACCAGTTTGTGGGGTGTTTGCTAGGCTATCACCAGATAGACCAGCAGGTGCGATAGCGCCAACAGTGTTGGATGCTTCGTTGATCATGCCACGCTCTTCGCGTAGCTGCTTTTCGGTATTTTCTAACAGAACAGCGGTAACAGCCTTTCTATAGTTGTCTTTGATGGCACCAGCGCCTTCATGACCTAGAACAGGTGACCACTTTTCGGTTAGAGCTTTTGCGTTTAACATTGTGCTCCTTATGGAAAAAATGGGTGGTTAATATATTATCAGGACTGCCAGCGATTGAGAGCGTTAAGGTACTGTGCCATTGCTGGCGATACCTCTGCATTCTCTCCTTCGACTGGAGTTTCATCAGCAATTTCTGAAGGTACAGAAGCTGCCTCTTTGAAGTAAGACTCCTTAATGGTCTTAACCTTTGCGGAGAATGACTCTTCCGAGACAAACTCTAGACCCTCAGCGAGTGCTGCGAGTTTTTCTTTCTGAGTATCTGCAAGTCCTTCCGAAACAGTGTTCAGAATGTTGAGTTTAGCAGTCTCATTAAGACGATTTTGTAATTTCACATTAGCCTTGACCTGTTCGTCTAGGCGCT